TAACGAATATTTATTCGAGCGATTTTTCAATCGCGATCAAAGACCACGAAACAAAGCAAACGTATACCCAAAAATGGTCCAGAAACATGTCTGTTTGTGAACCACCAAAAATCAAAAAACATTCAGGTGCCACGTCATCAGTCGCCGTGACTTTCACCCCAGATTGGGGGCGTTTTAAGATGTCCAAGATGGACGATTCCATCTACAAAATCTTCCAAAAGAGGGTCTGGGATGCCAATATCTGTACTTCGGCAAATTGCAAAGTGAAGTTCCAAGGTGAAGCCCTTCCCAAACAAAGTTTTGAAGCCTATGCGAAAATGCATGAGGGAATCAAAGATATTGCTTCTTTCAATGGGGATCGTTGGTCAGTGTGTATCGGGCCATCGGAAAATGGTCTCGAACAAGTTTCATTTGTTAATGGAATTTGTACGACCAAAGGTGGTACACATATTGACCATGTCGCCAATCACATTGCCAGTGGTATTATCGAAGAGATGGCCAAGAAAATCAAGCTCAAGCCTCAACAGGTCAAAAACACGTTCGCTATCTTCGTGAAGGCAACCCTCGAGAACCCAACATTTTCGAGTCAGGTCAAGTCCGAGTGTACCCTAAAAGTTCAAGATTTCGGCTCCAAGTTTGAACCACCTAAAAACTTTGTCAAGAATGTTTTGAAAACTGGTATTTCTGATGAACTCACGGCACTTTCGAAATTCAAGGAGATGAAGGAACTGGCCAAGACGGATGGTGGAGCTCGTAAGAGTAAAATCACCGGGATCCCGAAGCTCGATGATGCAAACAAGGCGGGCACAGCTCAATCTGGGCGGTGCACACTCATCGTGACGGAGGGTGACTCAGCGAAGACCCTCGCCGTCGCCGGTCTCTCTGTGGTGGGAAGGGATCACTACGGTGTGTTCCCACTTCGAGGAAAGTGTAAAAATGTAAGAGACGCCTCCGTGGCGCAACTGACCTCAAATCAGGAATTCAACGACCTCAAGAAGATCCTTGGACTTCAGCAAGGTAAAGAATACAAAGATGTTTCCGAACTTCGCTATGGTCGTCTCATGATTATGACGGATGCGGATAACGACGGTTCCCACATCAAGGGGTTGATTATCAATATGATTGACTACTTTTGGCCGAGTCTTCTCAAGTTGGGATTTGTCGTCTCGATGGTCACACCCATTATTAAGGCGACTCGTGGTAACCAAGTCAAGTCGTTTTATACGGATTCCTCATTCAGATCCTGGTATGGGAACGGACAATCTGGATGGCGCATCAAATACTACAAGGGTCTCGGTACTTCTACGAGTGCCGAAGCTCGAGAGTACTTTAAAAAGATTGAAGATCTCACGGTTAAGTTTGATACGGATGTGATGTCTGATAAGTCTATTACTTTGGCTTTTGACAAGAAAAAGACGGATGACCGAAAGTCTTGGCTTCTCGAGAGCACTGCAAAAGATCCTAAGGACCTCGAAATTCCATATGGTAACGTAAAAAATCTAAACATCACTGACTTTGTTCACAAGGACCTCGTGAACTTTTCACTCGCGGACCTCAAACGTTCTATCGCCCACGTGGCTGACGGCCTCAAGCCGTCTCAAAGGAAGGTTATGTACTCCTGCTTTCAGAAGAATTTGACCGCCGAAATGAAGGTGGCACAACTGGCCGCCTTTGTGGCTGAGAAGTCTGCCTATCACCACGGTGAGGTATCCCTGGCCGAGACCATCGTAAAGCTAGCAAATGACTATACGGGCAGTAACAACATCAATCTCCTTGAACCTTGTGGACAATTTGGCACGAGGCTCATGGGCGGTAAGGATGCATCTCAGACGAGGTATATTTTCACGCGACTGGCACCAGAGACTCGAAAACTGTTTGATCCAAAGGATGATGCGGTGCTCACCTACCTCGACGACGACGGTCGGTCCATCGAACCTGATTTTTACATGCCTACTCTTCCCATGGTTCTCGTGAATGGCACAGAAGGTATTGGGACGGGTTTCAGCTGCTATGTTCCACCTTTCAATCCAAGTGACATCAAGGAGAACATTCTCAATTTTCTCAACAACAAGAGTCTCAAGCGGATGAAGCCGTGGTTTCGAGGGTTCAAGGGTAAAGTTTTCGAACAAGATGATGCGTGGGTCACCGAAGGTCTATGGACCACAGTTGGAAGAACAGTTAAAGTGACTGAACTTCCCCCCGGGCGTTGGACACAAGATTACAAAGAGTACCTTGACACACTCGTCGAAAAGAAAGTCATTGGAAGCTATACGAACAACAGCACGACCGAGAATGTTGACTTTCTCATTCAAGATTACAACGGCAAAGATGTCATCAAGGATCTCAAATTGCAAAAGGTGATTCGCACCTCGAATATGCATTTGTTTCATCCAACTCGGGGTATTCATAAGTATGAGACACCCGAGGAGATTTTGGGTGACTTCATCGAACTCCGATACGAATATTACAAAAAACGAAAAGAGTATCTCATCAAGGTTCTCGAGACCAAATCTAAGATGTGTGAATACAAATCAAAGTTTGTCACCATGGTCATCAACGGTGACATCATCGTCTTCCGTCGAAAAAAGCAAGAACTTGAGGACCAACTCTCTAGTCTCTTTCCCCAAATCAACGGATCTTGGGACTATCTTCTAAACATTAAGACTGTTCAATACACGGAAGAAAGCGTACGAGAACTTCTGAAGGAATCCAAACAGGCCAAGGTGGAACTCGAAATCATGAAAGCTACGAACCCTGACAATATGTGGGAAACGGATATTAAAAATATGTGAGTAGTAAGTAGATATGGGCGAAGCTGCAAAGATTTCCCTCAAGGCTATTGGAATGCAAGATACACATCTTCTTTCCAAAGACCCAGAAGATTCTTTCTTTAATTATAAACCAGAAACGCATTCTCAATTTAGAAAATATCACCGCGCTCGAAATGTAATTAATAATGGCAATATCGCGGGATGGCCATTCGCACAAACGATCAAGGTGCAATTCAATCCGACCAACATGGGTGATCTATTGAGTAACATGTGGTTAAGTGTGACTATGCCTGGTTTGACGGATGGAAATTACTCTGACCAACTAGGACGTCACCTTTTAAAGAGTGTCACGATGTTTGTCGATGATATCGAAGTGGAAAAGATACATGACGATTGGGGTGTCATATACGATGAGTTGTATTTGGAAGTTTCTGAAAAGGTGGCGAATAGGTTTCTCGTAAATAGAAATATAGGATTTGATGAATCGAGTCGAAACGAAACATACGCGCGTTCTAGCTCGGATATAGTTGTTCCACTTCACTTTTTCTTTTCGAGGAAATATGCGAGTGACGAACACTCTTCGAATAAACCTAACCGTCCCTATTTTCCAGTGTGTGCCATTTATCGCCAAAAAATTGAATTTGAATTGGAGTTTCATCAACAAACTTTCTTTACAAATACCACCGATACATTGAGTTTACAATCGTTTAATCTCATCACCGAAGAAATCAGCGTGAGCCCCGAAGAGCGAAAATATTTGGCGAATGAAAGGCAAACGCTGGTAACAGATGTCGTGAAGAGGCATTCTTCTGCGGTGAGTGAAAGGGGTAATCATATACTCGTGAATAATCTCGTGCCAAACATTCCTGTGAAATGCATTCATTGGTTTTTACGAAACACAGACTTTGAAGTCGAAAATGATGCGATTGGAGCCTCCGATGTAAATGAACAGAGACTTTATCAAAATCGTTTCAATTTTTCATCTAACGTGAGTTTTGACGATCAACAAACGTTTTTCGATCCCATCATGAAATCCGCGAGTTTCTATATTAATGGAAACAAGTTACCAAACGTTACTAAAACGGATCACACGTATTATAAATATTTCATTCCGTTTAGAACCCGTCTAGCCAGACCTATCAGAAATATTTACACATATAGCTTCTCGATGAATCCGATAAATGTGGAACCATCGGGGAGCTTGGATTTTAGTCAGATACAATCAGATAAGACAAACATAGAAGTGATACTAGACACCACAGAAGTGGACGTCGCCGCTAAAACATTCTCCCTAAACATGTACTATACAGGGTATCAAGTATTCGTGTTTGAACGCGGATTCATGTCACCTGCTTATTAAATAATGAAGTCTTATTATTACTGATGTAATCTATGATGTTGTTTTTGATACACCATTTGATGAAATTCAACTGCGCCAGTGTTGTATGAATTTCATGAGATGTTCCGGGAACTGCATATGGAAATTTTTCAGATCGACAAAATGGATCAAATAGTTTTTTCGAGTATCCATCGAGACTGGATTTATATGCGCAATGCACGGTGAAAAGCTTGCCGTCATTGGTCTTAAAGGAGGTGTGATTCTTTTTCGCGTAGTTTGTTATGAACCATTCTAAGTTTCGTAGAGAGATGCCACTCGATTTGTCCAGAATGTTCAATAACTTAGTTCTGTTTTCCTCTTGATTGTAAAATGTGTTAATCGATGATAGTAGGATATCAGTTTTGCTCATTATTAATCATAGTGCTGTAATCTATAAGCCCGTTTGAAAATTCACACTCTGGACAACCACGAACAAATATTTTTTCGGGTCCGTGGGTATGTGTATGTGTCCTATGTATGGATCTGATCTGTAATCGCTGTGCGTGTTGTGACACATGGTGACCGCAATACCCATCATGGGTTCCTTTAAAAGTGCACCGCTTTCCATCGTTTCTGGTACCCTTACAGATTGTCCCCGAGAATGTCTTTGGTATATCTTTCAGAAGTAAGTCCATGGCGATACCGTGTTTCTTTGAGATAATTTCGATGTATTCATTCATCATTTCGACGAGACGTTCATTCACCTCTTCTTCGAAAAGTTCAAATATTTTGTCGTATAGACTCATCCCTTACTACTATCATGCTCGTATTTTTTAAATATATCTTCTACCGATTCACTTCGTGTGGCTGCTTTAATTCTTTCACGAAGCTCGGCAACTTTTCCGGAGTCATCAACACCGAGACGCCTACATTCTTCCATGAGTTGCTCTTTCTTCATTCCACTCAGTGCGGGACCGGTCTTTTTCTTCTTGGGTTTGTGTTGTTCCAAAATCTCTCCAAAAATCTCTTGTTTAGGGTTTTCAAATAAGGGTTCGAGAAGGTCACACACCGGATTGAGGAACTTGTTTTCAAAGTAATACAAATAGTCGACCGGTATATCGTTTTCCTCGACATATTTGGGATCTTCCGACTTTTCAAAGGCTTTGGCTTTTGGATCGTCCGTTTTCGTGAGAAGATACGGCACACGATCACCGGATTGTGGTTCGGAACCCGGTTTTCTTTCACGCATCTTGACGACGACTTGAACATGAGACTGGTTGATGTTGACACTTTCGGGACTCATAATCGACACAGATTCACCCTTAACTTTATACGTGTCCGCCAAAGACTGACTGAGTATGAGTTTCTCATTAGGCACGTCGCCCGAGAGAAGCTCAATCGCCCGCTCTTTCGCCAATTCTTTGGGCGGACCCGTGTCGGGAGCATTCAGAACAACATCAAGAAGTTCTTTACACACCTCTCGCACGTGTGGTGTATTGTCACGACGAACAACTTGGAGGCCCTTAATATCAATATAGTCCATGTTCATGTTTCCATCCTTATCCTTAGTCCATAGCTTTGCGGCGTATCGCTTTTTCGAATACAAAAAGTAAGGCCAATATACCTTCTCCAACTCAAGATTATTGGGTTTTTTGAAGAGGGCCGAACACTCTTCCGCGGCTCTCTCACCCAATTCCCAGCTATACTCGATCGCTTCCTTGCCCTTACGCTCACCAACGTCAAATTCGACCATGACGGAATCCGTGTCACCGTATCTCACTTTGGCGCCCGGAAAGTTAGCCTCGACATAGTTCTTCGTCTCTTCAATCATACCGCGACCCCTACATGTCGTCGTAGAAGCAATGGGAACACAGGGGAGAATACCCTTTCCAGCGCCCGTAAAACCATACACGGAATTCATACTGATTTTATACGCCAACTGTTTACCGTTGTAGACTTCCTTCATCGATCCGGTAGCTGCGGCCATATCCTTCTTCGCCTTCTTACGAAATTGCTTAAGCTCTAGAAGAATAGCTGGTAAAAGACTAGGAACATCTTGTGCAAATTTATAGACTTTGTCTCCAATCTTGAACGTTTCATAGGTCACACCTGGGACGTTTCCGTATCGGCGTTCATCCATCACGAGAGTGGAATAGCAAAGATTATGTGCCATCATGATTGATGGGTACAGGGCTTCGAAATCGAGTGCAGTAATCGGGGTATAATACGCCCCTTTTTGTGCTTCAAGAACTGTAGCACCTTCGTAGGGCTCTTCAGGGAGCGCTCCGTATTTAATCGTCGGCACCATGTATCCAAGTTCGCGAGCCTTCTTCGTGAGCTGAGAGAACACCTTGATCTGTTGCCCACGTTCGACGAGAAAACACAGGGGAACCCATGTCGCCTTCGCCATCTCCAAAAGGTTCAGGAGAGTGCAGAGCTTCTTCAAAAGTCTATGAGGAAGCAGTGTATCTTTTATACAATACTCAGCCACTTCTCCCAACTTTATAGGATCTTCTTCTTTGTATCGAGCAAACATCTCTTTCGCGGGCATATCGATTTTTTGGTCTCCGAGATATAGCTTCGACACTTCGTTCAATTTATACGAGTCCAATTTGTATCCCTTCTTCACTTCATGAAATAAATCAAAAATAAACCGACCCGACATGGGAAGAAGTTTCAGGAAGTTATCACCCAAGGCACTCGAACTCAATTTTTTCATCACGAGTTCACTCGGAGAATCATGAAGTTTTCCGAGATTGAAAAATTCTTCATTACATCCCAACATCTGCGCTCTCTTGAAGATATACTCAAGATCAAAGCCAAAAATATTCCAACCGGTGATGATGTCTACATCCTTCTCGTGCAGATATTTTTGAAACGCTTCGAGCATCTCACGTTCGGTTTCGAAACTCACCACATCGGGACCACTCGTCTTTTTATAGCACAAACACACTTTTTCGTATGGTTCTTCATTACCAAACGTGCATAACGAGAGAGCAATTTGGAAACACGCATCACCAGGAATATCTGCATCCGGAAACTTTCCCGTTGAACTATTACACTCGATATCCACGGATGCCACGACGAAAGGTGCGATGTCATCTCGATCTATGGGTTTGAGTGTTCGCCAGTCGTTACACCAAAGATCTATATTAACTTTGGCGAGATGAGAACGAACACACTCGTTACCGGTATCGATCCAACCAGTGGATTGAATACCAGTCCGATGCATCAATCTCAGGACGGGATCAATATTGGCTTCGTATAGGTGATACTTACGAAATTCGTTATTGTAGTTGAACACAGAAGCTATTTTTCTACGATCCGCGAGTGTCTTGAAATTGAGGCGCATATAAGCGAACATTTCGTTATTCTGAAATCCCCAGACATCCTTTTTCTGTGTGAGGATGTAGCTCGTCACATGACCTGGACGAAGTTTATTCAAATTATTGTAAAGAGTTTGCACGTCTTGTTCCGTCGAACCCCTCGGTAACTTGACGAAGAAATAGGGTTCGAATATTGTCGTGACACAGACAGACTTGCCATTTTCGGCCTTTCCCAAAATACTGATGTGATGTTCATTATCTACGTCACGCGCTTCCCAAGTCAAAGCTTGAAAGACTACCATATGTTTATATCGAGCCAAAATTTTAATATCATTTATTAATAAATGTCTGCTGCTTTAATTGACCTCGTGTCCGTGGGCGCCCAGGATGTCTATATAACGGGCAGTCCTCAGGTCAGCTTCTTCCGTCAGAACTATAATAGGTACACTAACTTCGCGATGAAGCCCGAGCGTATGGACTACATCGGGACTTTCGGTGCGAACAACGAAGTGACCATCCCTATTCGCTCAAAGGGAGATCTCATGAGCTACATCTGGATTGAGGCGACGGGTATCGCGAGCGCTCAAGAGAGTTCTACCGGTCTTTACTCCAACACGGCTTCCAGTCCCACCGAGTTCAGCCTCTGGATCGGTGGTCAAAAGGTTTCGCAACTCGATTCCCTCTTTATCCAAGGTGTTCACAACCCCCTCATGCGCGACTCCGCCGCTAAGGCGTCGTTCGCTGTCACCACCAACGTACGCAAGGAGAATCATTCTGGAAACTACTACATGCTTCCCTTCTTCTTCGGTGAGGACTGGACCAAGTGCCTTCCTTTAGTGGCTCTTCAGTACCATGATGTGGAGATCCGTGTCAAGTGCAGGGATAACTTCACCCCCGGA